CCTTACTCACACCCATTGTGTTGTCATCACCATAGGTGATAAGAGCTACCGATCTCTTAAAAGACCAGCAAGTTTTACTCGCATCTGGGTTGAGTTGACAATACGCATAACGCATATAGAGGCTATTAACCAATGAGTTGATGATGACCGTGAACGGATGTCCAGATGGATTTGTTCCGAAAAATTCAAGAATCTCACCATTGATCATACACACCGGAAACGCAATATCGTAACCGATGGTCATAATTTCTTTGCACTCCTCTTCAGTAAAACCGGCTGTCCGGTATATTCCTGCAATAATGCGGAAGGCATGAATGATAATTGTTGCGATCATTCGTTTGTCAAATTTACCGTAATCTCCGGCCACAATTTGATCAACGCCGTGTTTGGTCAGATACAAATATATATCCGTCCATTCACTAGATTGTGCTGCGGTACCTGGTGCTGCTTCAAAAACAAATTTATTGTTCTGTAGAAGGCGCACGAAAGGTAAAAGTTTCTTTCGACTAGCAATGCTAAAGTCGATCGGTGCTCCTGTGAACACTCGGGTTTTCTTCTTTGCAATCTTTGCAAAAGAAGTGGGTTCATCCTTAAGATGTCCCGTAAAAATAGGATAGGAACGTTTCCCTTCCTTGAAACACTGTTCCACTTTGTGGATACGCTCCATGACATCTTCCTCGAACTCAATACCATCCGGTTGTTCCTCCGAAGGAGAAGACCGAATGAACGATTTCTTGGATTTGTGCCATGGATGACCCATAGAGGTGTTAGTGTTAATGCGGTCAATAAATTTAACTTTAGCTAGTCCGTTGACAGCGGCGCGGTCGGAAAGGAAAATAACTTCCTTCTTCCACTCTTCACCGTGGAGCTTAGTGAGTCCATCCACTATATCTTTGAGGTAAGCCTCTGCACAGTGTGCTAAAACTTCTTCATCAATGTTTGTGTCTGGTTTGACCATCTCCTTCACATTGTTGTGAACTGGTTCCCAGCCCGTCATAACGGGTTTGGAATAATTAATTTCACAACCCAATTCCTCCAACATTTCTTGTTGTAGAGGTGTGGCTGTTACGCTACTTTTGGGTCGTTGACGAAAACCAGGCATACAGCCGTACACATTAACGGTACCTGTTTCGAGATAACGTGTAACACTTTTGTGGTGAGGTGGTAAGAGTGAAGTACTCGTTAGTTCTCCGTTTAGAGAAAACTGTGGTTCTCCTCCACCTACGACAGCATGTTGTAGTTGCGGTCCGCACATTCCCTCTAATACCTCCAATGTGAGATGAGGGAAAACTGCGGTAGTCTTGTAACCAAGGGTATGTAATCCTAGAATCACTGGTCCACGTGGGGTCTTAGCAATAGCTAAGGAACCACAATCACCACTCTTAGTTTCGATATTCGAAGTCGCCATATACACATCCATACGTGTATCAAGCTGCTCGACTCGGAAGTTTCCACAAAATTGAGCATTGTAGTAATCTACGTACTCAGCTAGTCCATTGCGTTCGCGACGCACAGACACAATCTGTGTTGTGGGAATTTGATGGGTGTTCCAATACTTAAGGATATCCTTGCGTGGTGGGACTCCTGTCACTTCAAGAATGACCACATCATACTGCTCACTTTCGCGAAGTTGGGAACGGTTGAAATATACAACAGCATTACCTGTCACGCCTTGTGAAATAGGACCAGTAATAATGGTCATCTTGAATCGTGTTCCTGCACGTAGCACATGTCTGTTCATGCACAAGAATTGTCCGCGCAAAAACACTGCGCCAGTACGGAAATGACACGTAGCATCAATCGCTTCAATCTCAACACGAACACAGTTGGCGCTGAATAAATCACGAATTCCTTCTGATGTTGTATTTGCTAAAGAGCGTGA